CTAGAAAACATAGAGTTAAAGAAAAAGACCTGATGCAATACTTTGAGAAAGAAGTATTGTCTATTTAATAGGATAAAAATATATGGCAATATCAACAAGAACACTTAAAGATACAATAGTAAATGCTGCAGGTGCTGCAGGTAAAGTTACAGTATTAGTGAACATGGATGATAATACTACCGAAAATTCTGCAATATTAGATGCCAGTGGTCTTGATGGTCATGCCAATGGTGCAAAACTAGATATCCTTAGAATATGGTGGCAGTTAGTACAAGGAACTGCTGATGATGATACTGGTCATGTAGAGATACAATTTAAAGGTGCGTCATCTGATACTACAGCAATTAGACTTGCAGGCACAGGTCACTATGATGGTACTGCTGGCCCAATTACAAATAATGCAACTAACACAGGTGCAACTTCAGGTGATTTGGAGTTAAGTGCTTTTGGTACTTCTGGTAGTGTTATTATAGAATTAAGAAAAGATGCTAACTTTACGAGCAGTTAAGAGATATGAATAAAGTAAAATTAATGTCAGAATCAACTTTACAAGATGTAGAGTATATTACTGAACAAAACGAAGAAGGCAAAAAGAATTATAAGATTAAAGGTGTCTTTATGCAGGCGGACATTAAAAATAAAAATGGTCGCGTGTATCCTATGGAGATACTTCAAAAAGAAGTTAAAAGATACAATAAAGAATTTATCAATGAGAAAAGAGCTTATGGAGAACTAGGACACCCAGAAGGTCCAACAGTAAATCTAGAAAGAGCTTCTCATATGATAACAGCACTATACCCAGACGGTAAAAACTTTATAGGAGAGGCAAAAGTATTGTCTACCCCTATGGGTGAAATCGTTAAGTCTCTTATGGATGAGGGTGCTAAACTTGGTGTTTCTTCAAGAGGAATGGGAAGTTTAGAACAAAAAAATGGTGCGAACTATGTGAGAGATGATTTTTATCTCGCAACAGCTGCCGACATTGTTTCCGACCCATCTGCTCCAAGTGCTTTCGTAGAAGGTATTATGGAAGGTAAAGAATGGGTATGGACACATGGGGCACTATTAGAGGCGGATTTAGTAGAGATGAAAGAAAGAATCAATACTAGAATTCGGAAAAAACAATCATTAGAACAGAATCTAGAGTTTGCTAAATTCTTGAAAATGTTATAATGTATAAATAATGACTAATATAGGATTAAATTAAACAACACATTAGGAGATTATCCGATGGCTAATGAAATCGAAAAAACTATTGAGGAATTAGAAGCAGAAGTTCTAAGTGAGCTCGAAGAGCAAACTGCCGCGGATGCTCCAAAAAAAGGTTCCGCTCCTGCAGAACCTCAACTAAAAAGTAATTCCGCACAATCAGCAACACCAGGTGGAGAAGTACAAGATATGGGTCCAGCTGTTGTTTCACCTACACAAGCATCTGGCCCTGGTAAAGAAGCTAGTAAGAAGGCAGATGAAAGAAAAGGTGATGCTGCTCAGAAAAAAGAACTTGCACCTGAAAAGGGTGACTATACACCAAATGACGGCGAAAAGAAAGTTGCTAAACCTTTAGCATCTGGCGATGAAGTCGAAATGGAAGATGGTCAAGAAGTTATTGCTGAGAAAGATGAAGAAGAAACTTCTGAAATGATGCATGCAAAAGAAATGTCAAAAATGGAAATGATTAAAGCTATGAAAGACATGACCAAAGAAATGAAGGACATGGACATGAAAGAGCTTAAAGCTGCCTATGACAAAATGAAAGAAATGATGCATGCAAAAGAGATGTCTCATGAAGATACAGAAAAAGAGGCATTGAAAAAAGAAGCTGTGGAACAAAGAATTAAAGAAATCAATGTACAAGAACATGTTGAAGCTCTAATGAGTGGAGAAGGTGACTTGTCAGATGATTTCAAAAAGAAAGCTGCTACAGTTTTCGAATCTGCAGTTAAATCTAAAGTCCGTGATGAAGTTACAAGACTTCAAGAAAACTATGATAGTGAATTAGAAGAAGCTACAAAATCTGTTAAAGCTGATTTAACAGAAAAAGTAGATACATATCTAAACTATGTTGTAGAAGAATGGATGAAAGAAAATGAACTAGCAGTAGAAAGAGGTCTAAAAGGAGAAATCGCGGAAGACTTTATTGCTGGATTAAAACAACTGTTTGAAGACCATTATGTAGACATCCCAGATGAAAAATATGATGTACTTCAAGCACAATCAGATAAGATTGCTGAGTTAGAAGAAAAAGTCAATAAGACTTTAGAAGAATCAATCAACTTTAAAAAGTCGAATGATGACCTAACTCGTAATAAAGTTATTTCAGAATCAACTTCTGATTTAGCTGATACCGAAATTGAAAAGTTCAAAGAGCTTACCCAAGATGTTGAATTCGAAGGCGAAGAAAACTTCAAGGAAAAACTCGATACTTTAAAGGAAAGTTATTTCCCAAGAGTAAAGAAAGAAGCTTCTGAGACAATAGATAATGTAGAAACTGGCCCTGCACAGGACATTGACTTAACTGATTCTATGGCTGCCTATACAAAAGCTATAAGTAATCATGGGAAAGGTTTTGACAAGGGTGCAACTAAATAAGTAATATAATAGGAGAACACATATGTTTCAAACAGAAAATCTTCAAGAAAAGTGGTCGCCAGTCCTTGCACATCCCGACTTACCAAAGATAGATGATGCATACAAAAGGGCAGTAACTACTGTAATTCTTGAAAACCAAGAGAAAGCTATTAAAGAAGACAGGAACTTTCTTTCTGAAGCAGCACCAACTAACGCAACTGGTGGTGATGTTGAGAACTGGGACCCAATTCTAATATCTTTAGTTAGACGTTCAATGCCTAACTTAATCGCATATGATGTCTGCGGTGTACAACCAATGACAGGACCTACTGGCTTAATCTTCGCTATGAGAGCAAGATTTGCTTCTATGGACGGTGCTGAAGCACTCGGAGATGAAGCGGATTCAGGTTTCTCTAATGATGACGCAGCTGGAGACCTAACATCATCTGCTATGACAGGTTCAAACCCTGCGACACTAAACGACAGCCCATCTGCTGGTCAATACTTATCACCAACTGGTATGAGTACAGCACAAGGTGAAGCTTTAGGGGATGCTGCTGCAAACTCTTTTGCTGAAATGGCGTTCAGTATAGAAAAAACAACAGTAACCGCTGTTACTCGTGCTCTAAAAGCTGAGTACACAATGGAACTTGCGCAAGACTTAAAAGCAATTCATGGTCTAGATGCAGAAACAGAACTAGCAAATATCTTGTCTGGTGAAATTCTTGCTGAGATAAACCGTGAAGTAGTCAGAGACATTTATGTATCTGCTGTTAAAGGTGCTCAAGTAAACACAACAACTGCTGGAATCTTTGACTTAGACACAGATTCAAATGGTCGTTGGAGTGTTGAGAAGTTCAAAGGTTTAATGTTTGCTCTTGAAAGAGACGCTAACGCTGTTGGACAACAAACTCGTAGAGGAAAAGGTAATATAATCATCTGTTCTGCTGATGTTGCATCTGCACTTCAAATGGCTGGAGTTTTAGATTATACACCTGCTCTAAACAACAACTTAAATGTAGATGACACATCTACAACATTCGCTGGTGTTATGAACGGCAGATTTAAAGTGTATGTTGACCCATATGCTGCTAATGTTGCTGCTTCACAATACTATGTTGTAGGATATAAAGGTACATCACCTTACGATGCTGGTATCTTCTACTGCCCATACGTTCCACTACAAATGGTTCGTGCGGTAGGTGAGAATACTTTCCAACCAAAAATTGGATTTAAAACTCGTTACGGTATGGCTGCTAACCCATTCCATACTGGTGTCATATCTGCTGGTACTGCAGAATCAACAAGTATTTCTGCAAATACTAACAAATACTACAGACGTGTTAAAGTAACAAACTTAATGTAAGATTGTTCTTTAATCCAAATGAATCGGGGCTCTTCGGAGCCCCTTTTTATTACGAATGATAATCATTCTCATTTACACCCCTTATTAATATTGTCCATAACAAAAACTTGACAAAAGATGTTCCACCTGATAAGATGGCTCCATACAGTAGTAATGAAATATTAGTATTTACTGATATACTAACTTATTGATTTAATTGAAAAATAATCATTTGTTGGGGTTTCTTTACTACTAAATAATCTCAATGACAAATTGGAACGCCTGTCGTTCCCCCCTAGACATAGGGTTCCTTGCGACACTTTGTCCAATTTGTTTTAAGCCCACGGAGGGCACAATTAATCCATTATTCATGGGAGGAAATATGAAAATGGGAAATTT